ACCTTAGACTTTTCAGAACTTCCATAAGCGTTTGTCTTTCAAATTAATCCATCAAATTGATAAGAATTTAAAGTAAATTATTATAGTAACATGGAGAATTATGTCATTTATATCAAGCTGTTTATATTGGCGGCGGCTTCACTGATAACAGGAGTTTCCACTATAAGTCGCAAATGGTATATCAATTTCTTTGTTTTTTTGCTTTGCATAATTGTTGAAACCTGCCTGGCATATCTGTTCTTTCCGGCATATGTGTTTTATCCAGCATGTGCTTCCCTGGTCATATTTGTCCTGTCATGGCTATGGGAACGAGGTAAACCGAAAAGCCCCGGAGAGAACAATAACCCGATCAGACTTCCCGTACAATCGGGAATATCGAAAAACTACCTGGAATTTTATTATTACTATTCCAATTTCCTGATTTATGGCGGAGCAGGTTCGGGAAAGACCAAGAGTATAGGCAAGTGGCTCTTGGAGGAATATATCCGTTTGGGGTTTGCCGGCTTCATATACGACTTCAAGGATATCGATTATACCCGGACCGCCTATAATCTGATAGAGAAGCATGGTTATCCGCACAAGTTTTATTATGTCAGCTTTGACAGGCCCGAGCGTTCATACCGTTTCAATCCGCTGAAGGTTGTAAAGGACCGTACCGAACTGCTGCAGCTCATGGAGGATATCCTGCTTGCGCTGCTTCCCAAGAAAGAACAGCAGAATGAATGGGTGGCCGGTGGGCTGGGTATTCTGCGTGGAGTGGCTTTCAGGTTCTGGGACGAGTTCCCCGAATACTGTACGCTGCCGCATATCATGGCGTTCATCATGACGGCTTCTTCCCGGCAGCTATCCATGTTTCTTCAGCAGAATCTTGTTTCGGAAATGATGGCCGGTGCTTATCTGAAGGCTGAAGGTTCCGAGAAGACACAGGCTTCCTATCTTTCCACCCTGTGTAATAATCTGGCAACCATATCACAAAACGAGGAGATTGCCTATATCCTTTCGGGGGATGATTTTGATTTCAACCTGATCGATCCGGAAAATCCCAAACTGTTTGCCATCAGTAACAGTTTCTCCAAGAACTCGGTCTATGCACCTGTTATAGGCATGCTCATGAGTATATCGGCCAGACAGTTCACCATGCAGAACAAGGTTCCGTTCGTGTATGTCCTGGACGAAATGACAACGGTGAACATCAAGAACTTTGAAACGCTGCCTTCAGTATTGCGTGAATACCTGTGCGCTTTCATCCTGCTGACACAGTCCGGTTCCAAGCTGGAGAACCTGTATGGCAAACTCGACAGGGCATCGGTGGAAGCCAACTTTGGAAATCTCTTTCTCGGACGTACCAAAGATGTGGAGGCATTGAAATATTACCCGTCGATATTCGGTAAGGAAGAAAGGGAGCGGAAATCCAGAAGTACCGGGAAAAGTGGCGGTGGCACGAACAGGAGCGTGACCGTATCCTCACAGAAAGAGGACATCTATCAAGGACGCGATTTTGCGGATCTGGAACCGGGAGAGTTTATCGGTTCGGCCACCCGCGCCAATGTGGACTATTTCAAAGTGAAGTTGAAGGAGTTCAACCGGAAGAACGAGAAACCTCTGCCGGATGTCCGGGTATTGGAACCTGAAGAAATCAGCAGGAATTTTGCAAGAATACTTGACGAAGTCCGTGAGCTGTTTCCCTGTGAATAGTGATAACGGCATATAAGATTGATGGGAACGGGCGCTTACCTCTCCCTTCCGGTAAGCAGATCCGTTCCCATTTTCTTCAATTCCCGGATGATGGCTTTCTTTGGATTCACTACGAACCTGTAGAGACGGAAAGTGTTTGTGTACAGGCGTCTTTCCTCTTTAAGCTCTCCATGCAGCACTTCCTGCTTAAGCTGTGAGACTGCCTGATTCTTCAGTTCGTTCCGTAGCTGCCAGTTCTCGGAATATTTTCTCAGGCTTTCATCCTGTGAGTGGTAATAAGGAAAATAATCGTACTGCCGGTTAAAGCATGATGCACACCGGGTGGACCATTGGGAACGGTCAAAACCGACAATCACTTCCTTTCCGTCAAGTATCTGCCTGTTCCCCCTGCTTTTGGAAAGGGGGGAAAGGGATACGGTCTGTGTCTTGTCCATGCGGGAGACGATAATATGCACATGCAGCTGCAGTCCCGGTTTCCTGTCACCGGCTTTTGCCCTGCCGGCTTCCACTTCGGGATCATCGCCTTTATAATGGCGTTCCGTTTCCACACGTCCATACCATACCAGATCATCACCGGACTTGATTTTCTCCCGGTAAAAGTTCCGGGCATATTCGTCCATGCATCCGCGGGAGAATTTTTTCAGCTCGGCCAGTACCTCTTCCTGCTCACCGGCGGTCAGTTCCGAGAATTCCCCGACTTGCTTTCCGGTCACCTTTTCTATGAGATGCCTCTGCTCCTCACCGCTCGGATTGATGGAAAGCATATAGAACTTATCATCATTTCTTTTCAGGGTTCTGTGGTTATTGTCTATATGGTGCATGACAGTCCGGGGTGTGACAAAGTCTTTTTGTTGTGAAAAAAAATTATCATAGTAAGGACGTACGTCCTGTGACTCCTTGCTGAGATATTCCACCAGCTGCACACATTTTCCCTTGTTATCCGATACTCCCGGGGTATTGACAGGCCGGTGTGCTTTACAGTACATATTCCTCGTCAATCTTCTTGATGAGCAGCTGCAGGGTGTTAATGGGTATCTTGACCTCATCGCTGAACTTTACCTTCGTAAACCTGTCGGGATTGAGCTGGTATTTGACAAGTTCGGCCAGGCGTTTGAGTTTGTCCGCATATCCGGCATTATCATCGGATACCGCCTTTTCGTTTTCAGAAACCTGTTGTTGGAGCTGGCGGTTCTTCTCCTTGAGATCACGCATCTCATTCATCAGGCGGGCATAATCTTCCGGTATTCTTTCTTCTTTGTTATCCCTGTCAATTACTTGTTTGAAATAATCCCTTTCATAGCTTCTGAGTATCTTGACAACATCCTCTATTCTTTTCTGGATTTGTACAATTGGTTGTTTGGTTATCTGCTGCGGAGTTACGCCGGAGACTTCAAAATATTCCATCATCTGACTGATATAGGAATTGTTTGATTGCGTACCGCTGTTGATATCAAGCCTGTATTTGACACTGGGTGACACTCTCAGAAAACATGTCAGTTTTTCCGTTCCTTTTTGCTTCATTTTAACAACTATTGTTTTGATACAAAGTTACTTATAAAAAATAGGACGTCAAAGGTAAACATATTCTTTTTATAAAGATATTGTAATTTGTTATTAATCAAATGTTTATATATTTACGTAAACCATGCGTTTACGGGTATTAAATGCTTATTAACAAAAAGTTGAAAGCACCATGTTTACAAGAAGTTTATTATCGGTTTACATGTTTTTAAATATATATTTCATTATCAACGCTTTGCGTCGATTAAGGTTCTCGCGTGCGGGAACTCCTCTTGCTCTTCCTTATCAGGAATTCACTAAGGGACTTTCAGCCCCTTAGCCCCGGAAGCCACAAAGCACCGGAAGCACTTCGGAACAGTCGTACAATCCGAAGGCCCCACCCATGAAAGAAAGTGACAAACAGAAAATGGCAGTAAATGCATGGAAACGGATGGAAACAGCGTGTGAACTCCCCCTTGAAAGGAAGACGGATACAATTATTAGCAGAAGCAAAAGTAAGCTAATTCACTGATAAAGAGCTGTGTATAATTTGGACAAACAGAGAAAAATCATTACCTTTGATATGTAATAATAAAGGATATAACACGTTATGAATGAAGAAATTAGAAACATTTTAGCCGAGAATGGGACAAAGACTTCGAAGATACGTAAACTTCTTCTGCTCGGCCTTACCCACCGGGAAATAGCGGAGCTCGTTACTCGTGGAAATCGTGGATTCGTGTGGAACGTCTATAAAAGGATGAGAGATGAAGGATTGCTACCTGCTACTCAGACTTCCGTAGTTACCGTACCCGAACTTGATTATTCTTTCAGAAGAAAATTCGGTGTCGAGATAGAGGCTTACAACTGCACATTTGAACGGCTCGTTCACGAATTGAGAGAGGCGGGTATCGAAGTGGCCAGTGAAGCATACAACCACCATTTGCGCTCACGTTGGAAACTGGTTACGGATAGCAGTCTGAACGGGAATGACACATTTGAGCTCGTAAGCCCTATATTGGTGGGAGAAGATGGATTGGAAGAACTGGAAAAAGTCTGCTGGGTTTTGGATGTTTGTAATGTAAAGATTAATGGAAGTTGTGGATTGCATGTGCACATGAGTGCTGAAGACTTCAATATCACCACATGGCAGAACCTGTTGCTTTCTTACAAACATGTGGAAACTGAAATAGACAAGTTCATGCCAGCCTCACGCAGGGGCAATACAAATGGTTATTGTAATTCACTGATACGTTTCTCTGATGAGCGTATTCGTTCGGCACGAAACATCGAGGAACTGCAGCATCTGTTTCCCAACAGGTATATGAAAGTCAACCTTCAAGCCTATTCGCGCCACAAGACGGTGGAGTTCAGACAGCATTCGGGAACTATCAGTTTCACAAAGATAGAAAATTGGGTGCGTTTTCTCGACAGAATGATTACCTTTGCATCCGTAGGTTCTCTGCCTGCAGGAACCAGATTGGAAAATTTTCCTTTCTTGGGGGAAAAACAAAAATTGTATTATAAATTAAGAACAAAAAAATTAGCCGTATGAATAAGAAAACATATATGTTGCCTGGTGACGAACGTATCGTTGCCGGCAACGCCAAAGAGTTTGTGCATGAACTTCGTGTGGGCAGTTGGATGGATTCCGATTGTACCGATGAACAGTATATGCACAATTTTGCCGAACGTTATGTGGTGCAGTCGGGTGTACGGATTGCCACCGATACACCAGAGAAGTTCCTTGCCGATTTGATTCGGACAGGATATGCCAAAGAAATGTAACGGACGGTTTCCTTTATTATTACACCATCCCCGTTTTCCTTTCATGGGAAAATGGGGATTTTTATATGGATAAATACTGATAATAATATTATACTTTATTATCTATTTAAGTAAATTACAGTATTTACTCCCGGGGATTCTGCTTGTTACAGTCAAAATGGTATAAGAACGGCTTGTCTGTGTATTATAATAAAAAACTGGTAATGACTATAAGGTTGTTATATTGGCATTGTCCCTTGCTGGCACAAACTGTATGGCATACATGTTTTTAGATATTATTTAAAGGATTTTTGCGAATTGTTTTTGAGTAGAATAATAATATATAATACTTTTGTATTTGATAAATGCTCTTTTGAACATTTATACTCTGACTATTTTGTGTCTGTGAAGATGCAAAGTTGTTTGTTTTGTTTGTTATCATCCTCTCTTTAAGCGTAAAGAGAGGATGATTCTTATTATTTGGATTGGGAAATATACGGGCTATATAATGCGTCGAATAAAAAACTTTCAATCAGGACTGCCAGAGACCTCTTTTCTTTTTTTATTGTACAATGAAAATTCCTGTTTTGTTCTACCGGAATGGTAGAACAAAACAGGAAGGACTGTAATCTTATCATTTGGAACCGGTTCCGCTTTCCCCTGAAAACAGTAATTTCACCCTTGAAAAAATGGAAAAGATGATGTAACACCTGCGGGGCTGAATCATCTTCATCCTGAGAATAGAATGTCTTATCTTTGCCGGCTCAAAAAGAGAAAGACATCAAATGGAAACTACGAGCCGCTTTTTAAAAGATAAACAGTATATGTGGTACAAGGTAAGGGAACTATGTTCCAAAGGACTCAACAAGACACAGATCGGCAGATGCCTGGGCGTAGACAGAAGCACCGTACGGCGATACCTGGCGATGAGCAGGGAAGAATTCATCAGGAAACAGAACTCTCATCGCAGACATAAGTTGAAACTTGGAAAATATGAGGAGTATGTGCGTGGAACCCTGGAAGAATATCCGTACATATCTGCTGCCAGAATACATGACTGGCTCAGGGAATGTTATCCGGACTTCCCTCAAGTATGCGGCAAGACCGTATTTAACTTTGTCGGACGCATTAGGGAAAAATACGGCATCGGAAAGAGTTCGGACGGCAGGGTTCATCGGGATTATGAGAAACAGCCGGACACACCTTACGGGGAATATGCACAGGCTGATTTCGGTGAGAAATGGATACCTGCCGGAAACGGAAGTAACGTGAAAGTGTACTTCTTTGCAATAGTACTTTCACGATCCAGGCAGAAGTTCATCCATTTCAGCCGCCGGCCTTTCGATACGGAACTTGCAGTATACGCACATGAGCTTGCCTTCCAGTATTTCGGCGGAAAGCCCCGCAAGATAATCTATGACCAGGACAGAGTACTTATATCAAGGGAGAATTTGGGAGATCTGGTGCTGACTACAAAATTCCAGTCATTCGTAAAGGAACAGCATTTTCTGCCTGTATTCTGCCGAAAAGCGGACCCGGAATCGAAAGGAAAGGTGGAGAATGTGGTCAAGTACGTAAAGGGTAACTTTCTCTCAGGGAGACTTTTTCATGACATAGACAGGCTCAATGAAGAAGCACGCCTTTGGCTGGAAAGGACCGGGAACGGAAAGGAGCATGGAACCACCCGTCTGATCCCCAGCCGGGAGTTTATCGTGGAGAGAAATTTCATGATGCCCTATCATGGGACTCCTCAGCCACCGCAAGAATACATGGCCGAATACCATGTGCGTAAAGATAATACGGTACAGTATCGGGGAAACTACTACAGTGTCCCTTCAGGAACTTACCGGAGTGGAGAAACGACAGTCTGGTTGCAAGAAGCTGAAGGGTGTCTGGAACTGTACAGCAAAGATACGGGAAAGCTCCTGGGCAGACATCCTCTTAACATGGGAAGAGGGAAGCTCATATATGATGAAAACCACAGGAGAGCCAGAAATACCGGTACACAGAAATTGGCGGAGCGTATCCTTATATATGTATCTTATAACAAGGAAGTCGCCTTATGGCTGGAAAATCTGCGTCGGCGAAAGGAACGCTACTATAGGAGTAACCTGGAAGTAATCCTGCGCAGTATTCCGAGCTATGACGGGCATACACTGGTTGAAGCCATACGCATGTGTCTGGACCGGGGTATCTATAACGGGGAGTCTGTCAGGAACCTGTGCGAGCATGTGCGTAGGAACTCCGGAGAGATACCGGAAAACGGCAGCGCTTATATTTCACAACCATCGGGCATGCATCCACCGTTTCAAACCGGAATGATGCAGTCTTACAAAGATATTTTCACGAATCATGATAAAACGTAAAAAAGAACTGGTCGAATATGCACGACGTCTGAAACTGGCAAGCCTGGCCGAACACATGACGGAGATTATACTTGAGGCACAGGAAAAGCAGCCGACTTATTCGGAGTTCCTGCTATCCTGTCTTGCAAGAGAAGCAGGCGAAAGAGACCGGAAAAGCTTTCTTTCGCGGATGAAGGCGGCCGGACTCCCTGCCAGGCATACTTTGGACGAGTATGATTTCAGCCGGACAGAAGGACTGGACGGCAGGCAGCTTCGGGAGTTGCGGGAACTCACGTGGATGAGCAGGGCATACAACCTTCTCCTGATAGGAGGCCCCGGAACCGGAAAGACATTCATTGCATCCGGACTCGTCCATGAGGCGGTGAAAGAGGGATACAATGCCGCCTTGATAAGCCTGGAAGATCTGCTCGTCTGCCTGAAGACAAAGGATGTTTCCCGACATGCTATGAAGACCTATAAAAGGATAATGAAAGCCCGGTTGCTGGCAATTGATAATGTCACATTATATCCCTTGAAAAGAGAAGACATGCTGCTATTGTTCAAGCTGGTTAACGCCCTTCAGGAAAAAGTGTCACTCATTATTATTGCGAACAGGGGACTGGCGGAGTGGTTAGAAGAGCTGGGAGATGAAGCGGTGGCTGCTGCCTTGCTTGACAGGTTGCTCTACTGTTGTGAAGTAATCAATCTTTCAGGGAAGAGTTATCGTCTGGAGAATAGGAAAACAATTTTTAGCAATCAGACATAGGGTATTGCTATATAAAAAGAGTTAATTTATGTAAACTATTAAAAGCGTAAAAGTGGGATATATTAAATTACATAAAAATGAGGTGTGTAAATTTGCAAGGTACATCCGGGAAATAATCATTAAAAAGAAAGACTATACCAATGCCAAGTTTTCCTCTGCAATGGCATCTTATCTATCAGAACTTGCAGAGGAGAAACGAAACAAATCTGAAAAGTTGTATCGCTTGGCATGCCAATCATTCATCAAGTCACAAGGTGATTTGCTACTTTCAATGATTACCCCTCGAAACATCAAGCATTTTGAAATGGACCTTGAAGACAAGCGGCTCTCTCCTACCACTATAAAAATCTACCTTACATTGCTCAAAGTAATCATCAACTATGCCAAGAAGCATAATATGGTCAGATACGAAGTAGAGCCGTTTGAGTTCTGTAGAATGCCATCAGCCAATATCCGCGAATTAGACCTTAGCATTGATGAAATAAAGGCGATCCGAGATATGGAAATCCCTAAATACAATATCGGAGTAGTACGTGATATTTTCATGCTAAGTTATTATCTGGGTGGTATCAATCTTGTAGATATGCTTGATATTGATTTCCGAAAAGAATGGATAGAATATTACCGGCGAAAAACAAAAAACAAAAAAAGTGGTGAAAGCAAAACGGCATTCTCCGTCCAGCCGGAAGCAAGGGAAATCATAAACAAATATATGCAGAAGAATGGTAAACTTGTTTTTGGTAAGTACAAAACATTCGGGCAATGTTATTCTGTTGTATCACGCAAAATGGAAGAACTCGCCCAAATAGCAGGGATAAGAAAGCATGTGGTTTATTATTCTGCACGTAAATCATTCGTTCAGCATGGATTCGAATTAGGTATATCCTTAGAAATTCTTGAATATTGTATCGGCCAATCAATGAAAACGAACCGCCCTATATTCAACTATTTTCGAGTGATGCGAAAACACGCTGATGATGCAATGAGGAAAATCTTCGACAGCTTAAAGTGATTGTTCCTGAACGAAAGCTATTGCTTCGGCAGTAGCTTCTTCCCTCTCCTTTTCTATATCAGAGTTTAAACGGTCTATTAACTCCATATTTCCCGTTATGGCGGTTTTCACGCAATCGGAATATGTGACTGTTAGCTGATAGTGACCGTAGCCAATGAAAACCTTTGTTAGCTTGGGAGAGGGGGATTTAGATTTACCCATAATGCAACGGATTAAGGAGCGGAAAAAAGAACGGTTCCGCTTTCCCGTTGCGTTACATATCTACTTGCGTCGGATACAGGATGCCATTAAGCTATCTCACGGGGGTCGGAACCGTATATTAATAAGCTACTGGCAAAATCAATCACCAGTAGCCCAACGGTCAGGTTATCACCCAACGCAAATCAAAATATGTAACGCATTGCAAATATGGAAAAAATATACGAGATAGCGAAAATAATTCATGCAATGTTTGTATAATAACCAAAAGATTATTATCTTTGTAATGTCAAATAACAAAAGTAATCAACATGAGTAACGAACAAATTAAAAAGGATTTGCTTATACAAAGAGCATTTCTCAAAAAAGAACTAGATCAACTAAGGTTTATCGCCGAAGTTACCGGAACAAACCAAGAAAAAGAGATTGACAAAAGGTTAGACCGGTTACTAACAATCGACAAAATCTTAAAAGAGTTAGAAAAAAAGAAATAAAACAAAGCCCCTCTCTCCGGAGAGGGCACTAAAAATAAATATATGGCACTGAAAGATGAATTACTGGCATTAAAGCCACTACTTGGTACAGACTCTCCAGAGTTCTATACCAAAATGACAGAAATAGCAGCCAAGTACAATTCGGAAGAAGACAAGAAAGCTATTGCCAACTTTGTATCAGAGCGCTTACAGAACATTGATAAGAAACTGGATGTTGTAGAAGAGAGCGCAATCAAACTACAGCTGCAAGAAGTGGCCGAAATAGTCTCTCTAAGCTATCTTGCGAAGAAATACTTTAATAGAAGTAGATCATGGCTGTATCAGAGATTAAACGGCAATTTGGTAAACGGAAAACCGGCACGCTTTACACAAGAAGAATTACAGACATTCAACAATGCCCTGCAGGACATTTCTAAAAAAATAGGCTCACTTAGTATCTCATATTGATACTCTGTTATTTGACACCATCCCCGTAGTTGAGCCGCTACGGGGATTTTTATATAGGGCATTATTGTAATCTATTCTTATTTTCTTATCTTTGAAACTTATACAATAAACATCAATAATTTAAACAAATAAACAATGATACGCAAAATACTGACATATTATGCTGAGCAGCTGGACGAATACCTGTCCCGCTTCTATCATCGCCCCGAAGGGCTGGCAACTGTGGGAATGATAGGTAGCGCCAAGGAGGAACGCCCCAATAAGATGGTGGTGGCTCTGCTGAACGTGGAACGTGAGACTTCCGGCGGTATTTCCACCCCCATACAACGCATCGGAGATGGAAGATATGCCCGGATGCAGCCACCCTTACTGCTGAACCTGAACATCATGCTGGCGGCAGTTTTCGACGAGCGGCAGTATGCCGAATCTTTGTCCCTGCTTTCGGACACGATGCAATTCATCCAGTCCATGCCGAAATTCACTGTAGAAGGAATGGACTATACGATAGAGATGGTGAATATCTCCACACAGGACATGAACAATGCCTGGATGCTGCTGGGCGGGCAATACTACCCATCCGCAGTATGCAAGATACGCCGCCTGAGCATCGATGGAGAGAGCATCACCGCCGGTGGCAGAACGTCAGGCAAGCCGGTTATAAAAATGTAACGACAAAAAATAAAAGGATATGGACAGTTACCGCATAATCTACCGCATCAAGGTCGAGCACGAGTATTTCGACGGGAAGTCATGCGCGGCATTGCAGTGCCGCTTCACGCCACAGGTCTGTGGATAGTTCTGCCACTTCGGCACACTGCCACAGTTTATAGGCATCCAAACGGACAACAACGTCGTCAATGGCATATCCATGATAGGTGGAAAATACTTCCCATTTAGAGATATAAATTCAGATAGATAGTCAAATTCTTTCCAATATGCAAAAAATAGAAGGGGCGACTATTCAGCCACCCCTTCTGCTCATGGTATATATTTTTGAAGCCTTATTATAATTTTATTATTTGCATACGGAAGTCCACCTATCATATAGGATAAATCACCCCGCTGAAGAACTATACTTCCACCATTCATTTCTGTTAGCTTTTTAGCATAATACATGCCTATTCCATACCCATTCAAACTAGCTTTATTAGCCCATGTGCCTGAATAATTTTTCATAAAAACAGCTTCAGCCTCACTTTCTTCTATATATAAACTTTGCATTGATATTTCAATAATAACAGATGTTGAATCCGACCGAAACAGAATATTTAATTCTGATTCTATCCCCATATATTTTGAGGCATTATCCCATATGTGACCCAATACGACAGAAAAAGTTGAATAATCAATTAAAACATCTTCATAACAATTTCCAATATTTATATGATTGCTATTTTGAATAAAATCAAGAAAAAAAGGTTGTAAAGTTATACCAACAACCTTATGAATAGAATGTTTCTGTAAATCTAACTCTTCAATGTTAGAATTAATTAAATCAAACACATTCATTTCAGCATTAATTAATTTTATATTCTTTAGAATCCGGAATAAAGTAAATGCTGTCGTTTCTGGATTATCTTGTATATCCTCTTTTATAATATTAATTGTTTCTTTCCAATCTTTTTTGGCAATAGATTCTTGTGGAATTATACTCTCTAGTTCATCTTGAATTTTAGCATTATAATTATTTATATTATGTCTAAGCACCTTAGAACGAGCTTCTTCCGTTTCACAATCGCCTATTCTACAAAGCTGATTATAGACTAATATCAATATATCTAAAATACGCTTATATTGTTGAGTTGTAATATTCTCATCATATATACACAAATATACAAAACCACTATCGGTATTTTTTTTTCCATGTCTCTTAGTTTTTTTTAAAATTGGACATGTACAAAACATATTCTCAGCTTTACATTTATCTATTTCCGAATATAGTGTTCGAGGTACATTAGATAAAATAACATTATTTTGAGAGATAAAATGAAAATATGTGATCATAGCATTTTTACATACTGGTAAATAATTGCAATATACTTGCTATAGAAGCTGCATTTTGGATATTAAACGCAGAAGCTAATTTATCTTCCGTAAAATCTTTCGGATAAATTTTATTAAGTTTCCGTTCTATCTCATTTTCACTCATTGATATATTATATTCATTATAAAGAATTCTTTTTATCCGAACTATACAATTTTCCAAACAAAAAGCCTCTTTTGCCAAATGTTCAATAATACTACTAAATTCATATTGATCTGCTGTTTTCCTTATTCGATAATCAACAAGATTTGCCGCACTATGAAATGAATCAATTTTCCCTTGACTTTCAGCGCTGTACATTACTACCTTCTTATTGGGATATTGTTTTTTAATACTAACAATTAGCCCTAGCCCTGCATCTGAATAGCCCATTTTTGTACCGACACCTTGTATATCTACAAAAATAATATGTGCATCCAACACTTCCATTTGAGATAAACTATCTACATCCTTAATCCATACGGTATTCTTCCAACCGTCTTTATCTCTTAGTCTATCTACCAACTTAAATTTTTGGTCGTCGATAAATAATACCCTACAGCCATTCTTTATATCCTCTAAACTCCTATTGGGCATCTTTTGACGTTTTCTACTAAAAAAGTTATTCCACCAACTCATTTTCTTATATAAAAACAATTCAGAAAACAATATATTTTGTTTCTCCTTAATTATAAGTTATTAACTTAGCCCCAAATATAGCATATATAATCCATTTTACACATCATTTTCAGTATTTTTGTGTAACAGCTATCACAAACGAACTTAACACTCTACCTTGTATCGGCAACAATCACTTATCTAATAAGCAAGATTTTTTTACATTTTACCATACAAATAGATTATAACTTATTCCTGCGCCTATATACATGCCGCCCGGATAACCATAACCGGCTTGCAACCCTAATCCCCAACGCTTCTTCTTCGACTTGATGGAAACCGGGTGATAGACGTCATTCGTCACCGTCTGATAAACCGTCCTCGGATACACAGTCATACTATCCAGCCGTGGGTCTACATATCCGCTCACCACCGCACGATACAGACTATCTTCATACACAACCTTTCTGCGATGAAGCAAAGTATCACCTATACGTATAGTATCATTCGGTAATATCTGCCAAAAGACCGCTATCGGTTTAGAGATAAGAACCGTATCAAGTTTGACAACCGTCTGTATCTTCGTCTCGGTACGTATTTCTACCGGCAAAGGCTCGTGCGGACGGAACCAAGCCGCCACACAAGCGATTGCTAATAATACAACTAATATCCAAAGCAACTTTTTCATAAGCCCAAATATTTCATAATACCCCACACATGAAGCGAGACAATAGTCCTTTTACCTCTCTCGGACAACAAGAACTCCACATCCTCTCTATTATCCTGGAACAGATTCTCAGTAAGAACAGCCGAACAATTCGTATGCCTCAGTATGTAAAACTGTGATTCTTTGTCAGGATCACCATCTGTCATATCCTTGCGCATTTTCATTCCCGGCAAACAGTTTTCAGCATCCTCGTACAGACAAGTAGCCAGTTTATCAGCCTTTGTTTTGCCAACACTGGTCCATGCTTCCCAACCGCGGGCAGACATCCAATCACTTCCATTGCCGGCAGCATTGCAGTGAATAGAAACAAGTATAGCTTCAGAAGCTTTATACTCATTCACTCTACGGCATCTCTCTGCCAATGGAACATCAATTTCTTCCTTGACGATACGTTCAGCGTCAATTCCGTTCTTTCTAAGCTCCATCACCAGACGTTCAGCTATCTCACGAGTATAAGCATACTCTCTCAACCGCCCGTCCGGAGAACACTTGCCAGGAGTGTTACTACCATGCCCGTTGTCAATCAAGACTTTCATTTCTTATCCTCCTTACCATTATTCATATACTCCACTACAGCCTTAGCGATCTCAGTAGGGTCAGCCTTATGCTTCGCAATCTCTGCAGCCAATGCTGCCACCTGCTTCATCTCCCTGCGTTCCTTTTCTTCAGCTTTCTCATAGATGGACTTCACCTCAATGGCAGCTACACCAAAAGCTCCTAACAAGGTTATAAACGGGAAAACCGGTATATGATACCCATAATAGTTATCCAAATACCAAACACCTGCCATCTGCATACCATCAACTACCACAAGCGCCAACAACGCATTGTAATACCTCGCTACTTTGTTGACAGTACGTTTCCAGCCATCACTGGAAATCTTTTCATTCCTCTGCTTGGCCTTTCGTATTCCGGCCCATAAGTCAAATGCGATAAAAAACAGCGGAGTCATCAAAATACCGAATAACATCCACGCCACAACGAATAACTCATCTAATCCTTTCATCTTTCCTTTTATTTAATTAATTATCAGATATCACAAAAATAAGTAAGCCTTTAGCAAACATTTCATCAATTAAAGATATTCCACTGACATGGAATGTCAATGCAAAGTTACCAAGCTACGCTTCCACGAAAAAGGACATAAAAAGAACCCGATGACAACGTTAATTACCCACAATATCCAGATTATAAGCAAAGGTACTTTAATCAGAGCTACCCATCCTTAATAAATGATCATCAAGTGTTTTTGGATTACATTTCAGCTTCCGACAAATAGCTGCCTTAGAATAGCCGTATTCAAGCATAGTTTTTATTAAAGGTTCTTTCCCCGTAAGCTTATAATGTGAGTTACGACCGCCTTTGCATCGTCCTAATTTTTGCCCCTCAGCTACACGTCGGGCAAGACCTTCTTTCGTCCTCTGTGAAATCAGATCACGTTCAATTTGTGCGGACAATCCGAAAGCAAATGCAAGAATTTGAGACTGTATATTGTTACCTAATTCATACTTTTCCTTTACGGTAAGAACAGTGATATTTTTTTGCATAAGTGTGTTTAGGATAGACATGACCTCCATTAATCGACGACCGAGGCGACTGATTTCCGAAGCTATTAATGTATCCCCCTTCTTTAACTTTTTAATAAGGGAACCGAGTTTTCGTTTTTTTGCAGACTTTGTTCCTGATACCGTTTCGGATATCCACTTATCAATATTTAACTCTCTGATACGAGCAAATTTTTCAATCTCGAATCGTTGGTTTTCGACAGTTTGTTTGTCCGTACTAACACGAATGTATGCGTAAATCATTTTTGTCGTAAAAGTAAGGATAGTATCTGTGTAGACAAAACTTATATCAGACGCCCCTAAAATGTACAAAGATATGGCAGAGAAACAAGATATACCGATGAACGCGTTTAAAATACTGACGAATGTGGCGTATTTATACGGTGAAGATACAGATATTAGCCAAGGGAAGATTGAGAGGAATACTTTTCTGAGTAGGGTATTAAAAGAAATGGTCCTTCCAAATTCCGCTACTAATGTGATAGGTGACTATGATGATTTAGACAGTGGCTATGGATATTACAATAATGTCCAAGATTCCTCCGGTCAATATGCTCCCGCTTATACAGCAGGCATTTTTATAAGGTTAAGAGTGAATATAGATTCGGCTTCGACAACTTTTTTCTTTCCTGTAACAGTAGGAGAACATAAATTATGGTATCGGACAAAGGGAGGCGTATGTGCCGAATTTAGTCTATAACATTTACCTAATCTGACGGGTATAAATTGCCTATTTCATTTCTTATCCAATCTTTTGCCTCTAAAAAGTATGAGGTATGGCGGACAAGAAAGAAAATGCGATGGGTGATGGCATTCCGGCAAGGTTGCGTGGATTGGATACAAATGGTAACAGCATATCACCGACATTGACAAAGGTAATGGATGCGATGGGATTTAAGCGGTATGTCTACGAACTTATAGACGGCCAAGAACTAAGTCTTGAGACAACAGATAATGGTCTATATATTGTGTATATATCTTATTACTCGTATATAGCTTTATATATTATCGGTCCCTATGGCCACAACTCTATAACTACGCCTGATTCAAATTTTTTTGGAAGCTTTGTTGCAAACACCGATTTAAAAATATTATTCGGGAGAAAAGCAAATGAGGGCGTGTTATATATTAAAAATAATAGTGGTCAAAAAGTAATAGCAAACATCAAAAAAATTACTATCTAAGAGTAGGCTAATTTATATGTAACTTTTCTTGCCGTATCTTCTGCCCCTAAAAAGTACAAAAGTATGGCAGAGAAGCATGATATTCCAATGAATGCATTCCAGATGGTAAGTGATGCACCGTATGTATATGTAGAACTGGCAGATGGCTCCCAGGGGAAAATTAAGGAGGGTGATTTGTTCTCTTTATTATTTCAAATGAAAGGAACTTTTGATGGAGATCTTAATGATTTAAAAGAAAATGGTGTATTTTATACAACAGGTAATACAATAAACGGATATAATACTGGAATATTATTGTGTTTCGCATTAGATGGTGCTGTTATACAAATTTCGACTAGTGTATTCAATAGTAATATTGGATATAGGACATTATTGTATAATAATGGAAAATGGGATCAGTGGACGGACTGGAGGCAAATATCTTTTACTTGATTTTCATGTAAATGCCTGTACATGCTTTCTGTACCATATTCATTGCCCCTAAAATCTATGAGATATGGCAGATAAAATGGAAAACGAAATGCAGGTGGTTGACAATATTGATTATTTGAGAGCTGTTAAAGGAGTGAATAGCGGGCTTATTAGCGTAGAGAGTGCTATTAAGAATAACACATTAATCAATGTGGGTACTTTATCAAGAGACATTACTCTTGATGAAGTCGAAAATTCATTTGGATATGCCTTGAACAGTGTCGATGATACAGGTGTCAATGGGCCTTTTATATCATTTGGTGTTAAAGGATATCAGATACAATTAAAGTCTGATTATTTGGGTACATCTTTATTTTTTAGAATTATTCAAAACAACAGTTCTACTTCTTGGAAGCTAATTTCTTTTACTAAGTAATGCATAGTTACATAGATGTATGTCTTCTGTCATATCTTGTGCCCCTAAAATGTACAAAGATATGGCAGAGAAACGAATGAATGAGTTTCAACAGGTGGTAGATGCGGAATATGTGTATGCGGAAGCAGCTGACGGTTCACAGGTGAGGATAAAAAAGAGTGATTTTATGGAATTGCTCAGAGCAGAATTGGGATATTCATTTTTGAAAAATAACCCCAATGAAGCCATAGAAGACTGCAATATTTATGCTGGTTTCTCTAAAAATGGATTATATATTGTGGACGAAAGCACTCAGAATAGGCCACCGGAATCTAATTATCGAGCTATACTCATGGTACTTAATAGAGACGGATATCATTATCAAGAGTACATCGAAGTAACGTAAGCGACTGCTCAACTACATCTTGTGTATTCGATTTTTTATTGAGGTGCACTCCATTGTAAGTGCGTCTCGATT